ACTGATGACTTCTCCGAACCGGCGGTTTCTGATTATTTGTTTGACTATCACCAAGAGCATTGAGCAGTACTACAACCAGCTTTTAGACCTCTTTGAACTATTAGGCGTAGACGTTAGTTCAAAGAGTATGACTGACGGAGTTATTCGTCTTCGCAACGGAGGGGAGGTTTATTTACGTGGCAACAACACCAAGGACGAGCGTGAGAAGTTTCGTGGAGATCAGTGGGACGGTGTGGTTATCGACGAGGCACAATCCCAAAAAGCGTTGTATTACCTTATCGACGAAGTTCTTTCTCCCACGCTTTTGGATAGGAAAGGATGGCTACTCCTATCTGGCACTGGCCCCCGTATTCGAGGTACGCCTTGGGAAAAACTTTTCTTTGGGGCTAGGGATGACTCGGCGAGGGGTCGTGCTTGGAACTTCAATATCACCAACAACCCGTTCATCCCGGATTACACTTTGGTGTTGGATGATGTAAAGAAAAAGAATGGGTGGACGGACAACACGCCGATTTTTGTACGTGAGTACCTCGGGCAAGTTTCTTACGACGATGATGCTCTGATTATTCGCTTAACAAACGACAATTTCTACGAAGACAGCGATCTTCTTCGCTGGATTACGACCCAACCGTCTACCGACATTCATTTTACTGCCGGATTGGACTTCGGATTCACTGATTCTGACGGATTCGTGATTGTTTGCTACTCCGATTCCCGGCCCGAGAAGTGGATTGTGTACCAATACAAGAAAAACCGGATCGGAACTCAGGAATTAGCTGACGCTTGCTTGGCTGGTCTTCGATATGTGCGTGAAAACCCTATTTTCAACACGGTTTCCGACAAATACATACAGATTTACGCAGATTCCAGCCACGGGATCACTTCTTACGACCTAAATACGATTTACGGACTTCCGGTTATCGACGCTTACAAGCAAAACAAGGATTTGGCGTATGAAAACCTCCAAGAAGACACCCGAAGAGGCTATATCAAGACAAAACACTCGATTTGGAACGAAGAAGGGATCTGCGTCAACGATCCGTTCGAAGATGAGTGCAATAAAGCTGTTTTTCGACGAAATGACGAGGAATCCAGCAATCCCTACCAGTTAACCCGTGAAGTTGATGATGAAACCTATCACCCAGACCTGATGGACGCTGTTTTGTACGCAATGCGCCGCATTTGGGTCTACCAAGACCGTGGCGACGACCAATCAGAGGTTGCTGGCAAGAGCTATTTCGAAGAGCAGATGGAGAGGGTTCAAAATGGAGGTTAGCCGCATAATTGGGTTTATCTGTCTTTTTTGCAGTATCGGAATGCTTGTTTGGAGCTATTCAAGCGTAGATATACCCAAAGACAAAGTTCCCCTCATTGAGGCTATGGCTCCGCCATCCTCGCCTTCTCTCTCTACGCCCCACATTTCCCTTGAGGTGGATTTCAAAACAAAGATTCAAGGCAAGTGGTATCATCTTGACTTCTATCAAGCCTATCCTTAGAGTTGGAGCATGGCGAAGTTCACCGGAACAGATTTACCTCAACTAAACTATAAATCAGATGAAGTTGCGGTAAAGAAGTCTATTCTTGATCTTCTTGATAAGATCAACACTGTGGCCGATGCTCAGTATCCTGTGGGATACGTTTACACTCAGTACCCCGGAACTTCTGCTCCTGCCACCTTGTTTGGTGGGACTTGGCTGAACATCACATCACTGTATGCCGGTTTGTTCTTTCGTGCAGAAGGCGGGTCTTCACTTGCCTTTAATGCTGGCAATCAGACGGATCTTGTTGGGCCACATAGTCATACTGCATCTTCAGGTGGTAGCGGCGCTCTTAGCCATACACACTATGTTGGATTCCCTGACACAGTTTGGGGAGGGTCTCCCAACAATCCGGGTAATAGTTTAAATGGTGGCCCAACATCTTCTCCTCCAGTTTTTTCGACTAATTCAGGAACGGGGTATACTGGGCAAAATGGTAGAACTTCTAGTGCAAATGCTTCTATAGACCATACTCACACAATAACTGTTGATACTACAACTACAGCCGAAACCCGTCCAGTCAACACGACGATTCGCATTTGGCAACGAAGTGGCGGGACGCTCACTACCACAACGGGAACTTCTGTAACAATGGGCATCTACGACTCTGGCACCAACTCCTTCGGTAGCTGGATTCGGTTCACGGATGGGACGATGCAGTGTTGGGGTTCTTATACTTCAACAGCAACATTAGGACAAGTAACAGTAAGTCTTCCTCAAAACTTTATAGATACTACCTATGTAGTAAATGGAACAATGGGTGGAGCAAACTCATCAGAAATATATACATATAATAATGTATCTAGTACTACATCGACATTTACCATGTGGAGGTACTACCAAAGCAAAACAGTATTTGCGACACAAGGAAATGCTAATCAACCATTTCAATGGATTGCCATCGGTAAATGGAAATGACAAACTTAACTCGATCATATAGGATGCAATCATGACACCAGAATGGATTTTAGCAGTTTGTGCAGTACTCACCATTGCCGGTGCCTTGGTTACCGTGTTGTGGAAGTTCACTGTCAGCATAGACCGGATGTCGGTTTCAATAGAAAAGATTGAAAAGATCATTGAAAAGTTTGACGACAACTTTGACGACCACAGTATCCGCATCACCAAGCTGGAATCTTGGAGGGAAAATGCCGGTAATTCGTGATCCTAAAAAGATGGTCTCTCCTGCAAAAGAGGGAGCTATAAAAGCTCTTGCCGCTTGCCAATCCATGTCGGTAAAGGTCTGGGTGAACGAGACTCTTCGTTCTCAAGAAGTTCAGGACGCCTACTACCTACAGGGTAGAGATATCCTTGAGAATGTAAACGCCAAGAGGAAGATTGCTGGTCTTCCACCCATCAACGAATCTGAAAATAAAAACATAATCACTTGGACTCTTAAATCAAAGCACTCTAGCGGCAAGGCTATGGACTTGTATCCTGTCGACAAGACAGGCAAGATTCTGTGGAGCGGGAAGAAGTCTGACTTTCAACCTATTGCCGACATCATCAAGCCCTTTGGCTTTGACTGGGGCGGCGACTGGGACGCCAAGAACCTTGATCTACCTCATTTTGAATGGAAGGCAACATGAAAACACTTGTTTCTCTTTTCCAAGGCCCCAATGGGGACATCTCATCCAAGCGCATCTCGGCAATGGCTTTGATTATTTCCGGGATCGTGCTGGCGTTCTGGAAACCTGATGAAGTTGGAATGGTGGGTACTCTTCTGGGAACTGGCACCGGAATCCTTGGCATTCAGGCCATAACAAAAACATGAGGTTTCGTAATGCGGTTGAAATCATTGGTGTTGTCATTGTTGCTATTGGTGGGGCTATCCTTTTCGCTTTCGGCTATCGAAGTCGCAACTTCGGATTGGGAGAAGCTAAAAGTGATCTTGCAGACGCTCAAGACGGACAACGAAAGTCTACAGAGTCTGCTGACAGAATCAAAGAGTCAGTTGACCTTGGCACAAGGGGAATTGACGATGCTCAAAAAATCGTTGAACGAGACGGAAAGCTCATTGACGAAGCTCAAGACATCTTTGCAAAGTATAAGTGACCAGTCGATTTTCTATTCGATTGTAGCAGTCTGCATTGGTTTAGCACTTGGCGTCCTGCTTTCCCCTTGACATATTGCACTGTTGGTGCAGATACTGACGATGAGAGGTGGCTTTGAGTCTTTTCAAGAGTATTAAATTACATAGGTTGGCCTCAAAGAAACTCTCAAAACTTCTTGAGTTTGCCATCTCAAGTCCCGAGGTCATGGATGCCATGATTGAGCTTGCTGAGAAGACTTCCAAAGATGCCGTTCTCCAGAAAATCCTTGACGAGACTGAAACCAAGGATATTGATGCCGGACTTATCAGGAAGCTGATGGAGTCCGCTCAGAGCGGCGTAGTTGTCGATATCAAGATGCAGAACGCAACGGTTACCCTTAGAAAAGAAGATGTCTACGACGACATGGCCCGCCAACGGTTCAACCGAATGGTTCAAGAAAAGTCCAACCCAATGGGAACCATAGCTTTCCCAAATGAGCTTCAGGGATGACCGACCAACAGGCCGTAACCAACAGTCAGCGTCTCGAAGGGTATCTGCAAGTTCGTGAGCAGAAGATGCAGAGGAACTACGACAGGTATTTTTCCAACGGCATTCGCCGGGATACCATCCACAACCTTTACGGCCAGCCTCTTGCCTACTATTTTAATTCGCTCGAAGAAGATCAGGGCGCAATCCCTGTCCTCAATGGAATCAAGAATGCGGTGGACACCGTGGTTTCTAAGTTCGTATCCACCAAAGTCCGTCCTTTCGTCAACGCTATTGACGGCACTTTCGCTACCCGCAAAGCCGCCCGGGAACTTCAGATCGGACTCGATTATATGTTTGAGAAGCAGAAGATATATCAGAAAGCCGGACTGGTTCTTCGTGATGCTCTTTTGTTTGAGACTGGTCACCTTTGGGTAGATGAGGAAACCAAGACTGTCCGCCATGTCCGGCCTTGGGAAGTCTATTATGACCCTTCTCAGTATCACTACGACCAGATGTGTGTTTTGAAGCTCCGCTTCCGTCAGTACCCTGTCTACGCCTTGATCGAATGCGGAAAGATGAAGAAGTCAGACCCCTTGTATCAGGGATGGCTCCAAGACCCGCTGGCCGTTTGCGCATACAACGTACATTACGATCTTGAGGGTGGGTTTCGCCGGGACATTGTTAACGGACGGGTCATCCACAAATCCGAAGTCGGATTCGATTGCGTACCAGTCACTTTCCTGTATTACAACCCTCCCGTGAAAGGCGTGTTCTCTACATCTTTGGCCGACGATTTGTTCACCTTGCAGACTCAGGTTGACACTTTGAGCTTTCGCATCCATGCGGCTGTTGAGATTTCTCCTGCCAACACGGTGTTTGTCCCCAAGGGATCAGGCGTCAAGCCCTCGATGGTGTCCAATCAGATCGGAAACGTAGTTGAAACCAATCCGGCCCCCAACGGGATGCTACCGATTACCGTCTCTACGCCCCGGCCAATCGACCCAATGTACAAGGAACTCCTCGACTACTTCCTAGATAAGATGCTTTCGATGTCCGGCATATCGAAGATGTCCGCAAATGCTCAAAAGCCTTCCGGCGACCCTTCAGGGGAAGCCCTAAAAACTCTTGAGAGCTTGGAAACCGACCGCTGGAATATGGTTCTCAACAACGTCATCCAGAACTTCATGAACCTGAAGGACATTTGGATCGAAGTTATGCCCAAATCTGAACCCATTCTTCCTCGGGAAGACGGTCGTAGCAAGGTTACCTACGGTGACGTTCGCAAGCAGATGTCCAAGATGCACATTCAGTTCTCTGCCGCATCGAATCTTTCCAAAGATCCTAAGACTAAGCTCGAACAGATTTACATCATGGATCAGATGGGGTTGATCAACCCCAACATGAAAGCCAGCTTGTTGGAGATTCCCGACCTTGAGGGCGCTTTTTCGATTGCCACTGCAAGCTATGACTATTGCCAGTCGATCATTCAGAGAGCGGTCGAGCATGAGGATTACGAGTATTACCCGATTGTCGATCTCAAGCAGTTGTTCGGTGAGGTGCAGAACGCCGTCCTTCGCTTTGATTCTGCTGGCGACACTTCGCAAACTCTTGATCGGCTTGTGAAGCTATTGAAGAAAGTGATGGAAGACATGGGCAAGGTCAACGCTACTGGCGCACCTCATCCCCTGCCCCCTCAGCCGGGATCGCCCCCGATGCCCGGAACTCCTAGTCCTCCCACTCCCGAATTGCCCGGAACTCCCGGCCCGATTGGTGGCAAGCCAATCACTCCGCCTGAACCAGTACCGACTATTCCGGTTAACCCCGGCCCAATGAACCCGCAACCCCAACAAGGAGGATTGAATGGCTGATTATAGACAGACCCAGAGCCCTGACGCTCTCTACTTGCAACCAAACCCCAATGGAACTGGTGTACTGCCCCAAGAAGGCACTTGGCCCCCAGACCCTCAGAGGGGCTACTCCCCTCCGACAATCATTCGGCCCCCGTTTGGCGTGAATATGGACGCTGGGAATATGGGAAGATTCTCAAGGATGACACCAGAAAGCTCTGGTACGTTTCAGATGATGAATCCCTACCCATCTCAGGCGGCCGGAGAGTTCTACCGGAATCCGGGGCAGACCGTCAGCCCGACTAATTCTCTCGCAGGGTACATCATGTCTCATCCCGGCATCGCAGATTTCTTAGCTAAAGCATCAACGACCCCTAATAGGTCAAGATAAGGAGGAATGAATGGCTGAACAAGAAGACAAAGCCGCTGATGTCGAAGATTTCCGCCCAGTCATTGAAGGCTTGATTCAAGCCGTTCAGACTCTG